TTAGTTTATCTGACCCCGTTGGCGGTCCGCTTCCCGGTCGCCTAGGCGCTGCTCTACTTCGGCCGTATCGCCGTTATCCCAGCCGATATATTGGCGGTTAGGTAGCTCCCGCACTGCGTCGCGGGCTTCCTGCACGGCGGCTTCTACTCGACTGATTGCTTGCACAAGGGGGTCGGCCCCGCCTGCTCTGCCCGTCGCCGGCAGCGGGCCGCCTTGCACGCCGCCATCCTCATAATAGCCCTGCTGCGAGCGCACCGGTGCCCCGCCACGGTAGAGGCTGGTATCAATCAGCTCATCGACCAGGTGCTTGTTATTGGCGTAGGTCTGGCGCGAGAGAATCATGTAGGGCTCGCCCCGCTCCCACTCGCCCAGGTGCTCGCCGGTGGCCCCGTCTACCATGCGGATACCACCGCCCGAGTGGCGCTGGCCCACGCTAGCCACGCCGGCCGTGGGGTTAATGCGCCCGCCGGTCGCGTATTCCTTCACGCCCCGCCAGCTCTGCTTCATAGCTCGATTCGCCCGGCCCCAGACGCCGCCCTTCTCAAATTCAGGAATAGGAGTCGCGATGATTTTAGCTGTGGCAGCGGCGGCGGCAATGCCGGTGGCTATGGTAACAGGAGAAAAAATACCACCTGTATAAGCATTGGCAGCAGCCGCAGCGAGCACCGCAATAGCACCCTGAATAATTGAGTTAGCAATCTGATATTCTTTATCCTTCTCGGCTTGCTGCCTCTTGATAGCCCTGGTCTTTTCATCGTAGCTCGTCTCGATGCTTGACTTATCCGCCTCGTAGCTTTCCTTGCTGATGCGACCAGCCTTGTACTCAGCATCGAGTTTGGCCAGGCGCTGGGTCTTTTCCTTATCTAACCTGGTCAATTCCTTATCGGAAGCGATTTTTTGCAAGTCGGCAGCGAGCGTTAGCGCTTGGCTCATGTAGCCTAAATTATCGGCTATATCCTTGTATTTGCGAGCCTTTTCATCGTCAGCATACTTCTCTGACAATTCACTTTTCTTAGCCAGGTAGTTTTCGTGAATAGCTGCACTTGCATCAGCATAATCTTGGTCACTGATTAGCCCGGCCGCGTGCTCATCATCGAGCTTTTGAATAGCAGCAGCTTCGCCCTTATCCAGGTTACTTAACTTCTCTGCTAATTCCTCGCTGGCAATTTTCTTCAACTCTTCGAGGTTGCCATTAGCATCCTTGATGCGCTTAGCCCGGCTTATTTGAGCAGTTTCCTGCTCAATTGCCGCAATGCTATCAAGCGTCTGTTGATGGTCAGCTACGCGGGCTTTCTCGTTGGCAGCCAACTCCTGTGCTTGCTTATCGTTGATTGCCTTTACCTTAGCCACGTAATTCACGTCAGCCTGATTGAGTTTCAGTAAGGCCTCGTTATGCGCCGTTCTAATTTCCGCATCCTTGCGGTCAAATTCATTCTTTATGAGCGAGTTGTTCATTTTCTGAACTTCCAACTCAGCCAAACCCCGCTTCTGCGCGTCGGCCACCTGTACTGCCTCAATATCAACGGCTAGCTTATCCATGATAAGCCTGCGCTGCTCGGCTATTTGCTCGGCTGTACCCTTGGCAATCTCCTTCTCGCGGTCGGCCGCCGCGATTAACTGCGCAATCTTGCGCTCGGCTTCATCGGGAATCTGCGCGGCGCGCAGGTCGGCAATTTTCTTCTCAACCTCAGCCTGCTCCTTCGCTCGCTTCTGGGCTGCATCCAGCTGCTTTTTGGCAAATTCTTGGTCGAGTTGGTGAATATCACGCTGCGCCTCGGCAATGATAACCTTTTTATCCCCCGCGGTTTTCTTCTCCCCAAGTAAGTCGATATCGCGCTTGATAGCTACCTCCTGCTTTTTTAGCCGCAACTCTTCGGCTGAGCCAGCCTGCACCAGTGCCAGCGCCGCTTTGATGTTGGCCTCGCGGGCTTTGAGGGCCTCCAGGTCAGCGGTGGCCGCGGCGGCAGCCTTCTCCTCAGCCCGCTTCTTTGCCTGCTTCACCTGCTGCTGATGCTGCTCCTCCGACTTCTTTTCCCGCTTAGAATCCTCTAGCTTCTGCCGCTCGTCGTAGCCCTGCGCAAAGGCGCCGGCGACGCCATCACCGATACCTACCGTAGCCTTCTTCACAGCCGACCCCAACTCCTCCAAACCTTTCTTTATGCGGGCCGGGTCGAATGTAAAAATGCCCGCTATCAAGTCGGCCGTACCCATCAGGTTAGTTATAACCGCATCCTTGATATTCTTGGCCACCTGCACGAAGGCAGCCGCTAGACCAGCCATCACCACGCGCACTTTTTCACTGCGCTCATAAAGGGTCAAAAATGCCCCAATTAGCACCGAAACTATTGCAATAAATAGCCCGACGGGATTGTCTTTGAAAGCAGTATTAAGCAGCCGCTGGGCGGTTGTGTACTTGGTCGTAGCGAAGGTGGCTGCCTCATCCCAGAGAATTTTGCCTTTCGTTACCGCTGTGTTATAGAGCGTAGTAGCGGTTAGCTTTATCTGTTCCGCGTTCAGCGTCAACACGGCCACCGCCAAGCCACCTAGGGCTGCCCGGTTCTCGTTCAGGAAACCAGGCAACGACTTGATTAGGCCGATGAAAAACCCAATAGTTTGCAGCGCCAGAATATAGACGGGAATCAAGCGCTCCCCTAGCTCTACCCGACCCTGGGCAAATGCTTTCTCGGCCTTGGCCACCTCCGCCGCTGCGTTGGTATTTTTCTTCAGATACTCATCAAGTAGGCTGGTACCCTTCTCGTACTCCTTCGAGGCGAGAGCCTGCTTCTCACGCACGAAGTCGGTCTGGTTAGCCAGCAGGCTCACAACCTTCGTTGCTTCCTGGCTCTTGACGCCGAGACCGTCGAGTGTAGCAATGATATCGGTGTTCGCGGCCCCCTTAAATGACTCGGCCAGCCGTAGAATTACTTCATTAGGGTTGGAGTTAATGAGTTGCTTGAATTGCTGCTCCGTCACACCTATTTGCTTAGCGAAGCCGGCTGTGTCCTTCGACGCAGTAAGCAGCACGTTGGTAAGACCACCCGCCGAGATTTCAGCCGATAAGCCCAACTCTTGGAAGGCTGCCCCGAGCCCTAGGGTCTGGGTAATCTGCGGGGCTAGGTCGCCCAGCTGGCCGATGCGAGCCGCAAAGTCGGCAATGACCGGGCCGGTAGCCGTGCCATCGGCGCCCAGGGCGTTGATAGCAGAGCCGATTTTTGTAATTGCCTCAGCCGGGCTCACGTCGGCCGCATCTTTAAACAGCTTTTGCAGGCCACCCAAACTCTTAGTAACTTCCTCGACCCCACCCGTAAACTCATCCCCTAGGGCTACTACTGCCTGGTCAACTGCCGTAGTGAAGGCCACCGCCTGGTCTTTAGCAATGCCCAGTTGGCCGGCAGCGATAGCAATGCCCTCTAGGTTTTCCTCCGCAGTACGGGTATCGATTTTTTGCAGTTGCTCACGTAAGGCCTTAGCCTCGGCCGTGGTGATGTTCAGCGACTTCTCCATATCGGAGATAGAATCGCTGCTCTTCACCGCCGCGTCAATACTCTCACTGCCCAGTTGCTTCAGGCCGGTGGCTAGCGCCTGCACGCCTAGCTGGATGCCGGCGAAGCCCGCCGCTTTCTTCACGAAATCCAGGAAGCCATTGCCAGCGTTGCCCAGCTCATCACGGAAGGCCCGGGCGCCGTTCTTCACCTCGGCCAAGCGGTTCTCGACTTCGGCAATCTCGCGCGACTTGGCTACGAAGGCCTCCGTGTTGGGCACCAGGTCTTTCAACTCGCGGTTGAGTTGCGCGTTGAGCTTGCCCAGCTGCGTGATGGTGAGGCCGGCCAAGCCTAGCTCCTGGCGCAACTCGCCAATGCGCTTGTTGACCTGGTTTAGCTCCTTGTTGGCGGCCACGTACTCGTCGGTACCGCGCTTCATTTCCCCGAGGCCCTGCTTGAGCAGCTGGGCCTTGCGGGTGAGGTTGTCGAGTTCGGTGCGCGACTGCGAGCCGTCGATTTCCAGCTTAATCTGGACGTTGTCCTGTCTTACCTGTGCCATTAGTCAATGCGAAGCGTAGCCGCCAGGTGCGTGCCGGTGGCCGCCACGTAGCGCGTGGTTACCGCGTCGATGAAGCGGTTGATGCTGGAGTAAAAAGTTTTGCTGAACCAGGACTTGGGGCGCACGGCTTCGAAGTCGCGCAGCTTGGCGCGGGCCAGGCCCCAGGCAATGCGGTTGATGGCCCGCGAGCTAGTGGGCAGCACCTTGGAGCGGCTGGTGTAGCCGGGGATGTAGTCGAAGTGACTCAGGCCCACTTTCTTGACGTAGGCCTCCAGCTCCTCAAGGGGCGGGGCCTTGGTGCGGCCCACCACCTTCATATCCTTAATGCGGCCGTACTGCTCGAACAGGACGCCCATGGTAGCCACGTGCTGCGCGGTAGCCTGCACCACTTCCGTCCGGAGCGAGTGCAGCAGCTGCTCGGTGAGCACGAGGCCCTTGGCCTGAATGGCCTGCGTGAGCAGCCCCAGCGCCCGGGCGGCGTAGTCGCCTACTTCCTCGTCGAGGATGCGCTTAAACTCATCTTGGTAATCAGCCATGCCCCAAATTGGCGCATGAGCCTAGGGGGGCGTAGGACGCAAAAAAGCCCCGCCGCTCGTCAGCGGTGGGGCTCTCATACCGGGCCAGGTGTATGCGTAGAACGACCTAGGAGCGCCTAGTCACCCCGATACGCACGTCGGTGGCGCGTCACCAGTGGCCCCCAATAGGCAAGCGAAAGCACAGTGATAATATATCTGGCCGCTGGATGAGGTAAAAATAGCTTATAAGCTACGTAACTCGCCATTTGAGCAGCTGCCGCACCGGGGCCACGCGGGCCGAGAGTACTTCCCAGCCAATCGCGCCGCTGACGGCTACCAGCAGGAACACCCACCAGGGCAGCCCGCCGCGGTTGGTGGTACTGGCCGTGGCGTGGGGGGCGGTGGCCGCCGCGCCGTGGCGCTGGCCGGCCTTGCGGTTATCGGAGGCGGAGGCGTGGGGCGCCGTGGCCACCGGCGCACTCGGGCGGTTGATGGCCGTGGCGCCGGGCGCGGTGGCCACGCTGCTGTTCTTCACCTTGCTGGGCTGCACGCCGGCGCGGGCCAGGTTCTGAGCCTGGGCCTTCTGCCACTGCCGGCGCTGCTTAGGGGTGCTGCCGGCCGGCGCGGGGATGAGGTAGGGCGGCAAGCCGGCCAGGCTACTAGGCAGCCAGTTTTTCAGCGTCAGCGAGTCGAGGTGCTGCACCGTCCCTAGGGTGGGTGGTGCCTGCTCAGCAGTGGCCGGCTGGCTGGCTGCACAGCCGCTCAGGCTCAGCGCCACCAACAAGAGAACGGCGGCAGCTATAACGCCGCCCCAAAAGCCGCACCAGGCGGCAAGAATATAACGTAGCATAACGTTTACGAGAGGTAAAGGGCGGCTTCGCGGGCACGCCGGGCCACGAGGCCGGGGGCTACCTGCTTGACGCCAGTTTTGGGGTTGGTGACCTTGTTCCACAGCCCGAAGGCGGTTTTAATGGCGGCGGCATTGGTGCTGCCGGCGTTGGCCAGGGCCAGCACGCTCGACTTGTCGAAGCCCCCGGTGCCGATGTTGAAGCACAGCGACACCATGGCGTCAAACTGGTTCTGGGTCACGTCGCGGTGCAGGCGGCCGGCCACGTAGGCGCCGTACTGCCTATCGACGTCGCGCTGGAGCAGCTCGCTGGCCTGGGCCTCGGTGAGCGTGGCCGACGTAAGGTTGGCGTCGGCCTGCGTAATCACGTGGCCGTAGCCGATGGTGGGCTTGCCGGCCGCGCAGTAGTAGAGGCGGGGCATAAACTTCTCCTCGCGCTTGATGAGCGCCAGGCCTACGGCAGAAATTTTCATTGTTCTTCTTTCTCGGCTGCGCGCCGGCGGCGGGCCTGTCGGGCCAGGTTGAAAAAGATGGTGTGCAGGCTGGTGTGCGCGACCTGCTCGTAGGTGCCATAGGTGCCGCGCTCAGCCACGTCGGCCAGCAGCTCCAGTAGCTCGGTGCCGTCGCTCAGGGGCTTGGCAGGCTTGGCGTGGGCCGGCTGCTCCGGCACCACGACTTTCTTGAAAAGCTCGTGGTAGGCCTGGTGCACGAAGCGGTGCGCGGCCAGGTAGTGGTGCAGCACCACGATTTTGACCCCTAGGGGCGCGTCGGCTAGCTCCAGGGCGCGGGCCTCGGCCAGCTTGGCGTTGTAGCGCTCGCGGCGCTGCCCGTCCCACAGCGGGTTGCGCTCCCACTCGGCCAGGTTCTCGCGCAGCGGCCGGCAGAGCGAGGCCACCAGCTGGTCGAGCGCGGCCGGCCGAGGCTTTTGCGGGTGGGCAAACTGGTGGAAGTACACCGTGGCCATCGCGTACTCGACAACGACCGCATCGAGCAGCCTCGGCTCGGGCAGCTGGTAGGTGGTGCCGCGGTGCGTGAACTCGCTCACGCCCTGCGTATCGAGTTCCTTGCGCCAGGCCCAGGCCGTGAGCGTGGCCACGTCCCACAGCTGGTCGTCAGTCAACCCGCGCCACATTTTGCGGGGCACCTTCGGGCACCAGGCCTTCAGCACCCGCAGCCGGGCAGCCAGTGACTCTTCGGCCAGGTGCGGCGCAGCGGCGAAAAACTGCTCGGGTGTTAGCTCGGCCCAGGTTTCGGGCACCTGGTAGGGCCGGTCGTTCAGTCGAAAGGTGCGCATCAGGAAACGGCCGCTACGGGTTCGGAGGTGGGCTCAGGTTCGGGCGCGGCTTCGGTGGCCGGCTGGGGCGTAGGTTCCTCTTCCTCACGCTCAGCGCGCTTGGTGAGGCGGCGGCCCAGCAAGTCGGCCACGTCGGAATCGACCAGGTCAAGCTTGCCCAGCGAAATGATGAGCCGGCGCATGTGCACGATGACGAACGGGGCCAGCACCAGTTGGGCCAGCCACATCAGGCCCGGCTCGTGGGCGGCAAAGCCGTGGGCCAGGGCCAGAATGACGGTGTAGCCGGCCAGGCGTAGCAGCAGCTGGCGCGGGCGCAGGGGCTTGCCCTGCACCAGGTTGTTGGTGAGCACGTCGAGCACCACCAGCACCAGCAGCAGGTAGTAGGTGTAGGCCGGCGTCCAGATGTGGCGCTCGACGAACGACGTGCAGCCGGCCAGGCCTACCGCGACCAGTTCGACAAGTTGCAGGATGCTAAAGCGTTGCATCATACCCAGAAGGAAGGTTTACCGGCGTTGTCGTAGAGTTCCGCCGCTTGCGCGGGTTCTTCGGGGGCGCGCTGCGCATCGAGGTAGTCCACGAGCTTGGCCTGGTAGCGGTCGGCCGTGGCGCTGGCCCGCTGCGAGAGGGCGGATAGCTGCTCGGGGCCGGCTGCCTGGCGCTCGCGCACGGCCTCGTTATCCGAGAGCAGCCGCAGGCTGGTGCCGGTCAGGGCTACGCTCATGCTCAGGATGCCCTGGGCCAGGGCGCGGTGCGCCACCACCGGGCGCACCAGGCTCAGCAGCTTCAGGGCTTCGGTCGAGGGAGCCTCGCCGCTGGCCAAGCCATCCTGCAAGGCCTCTAGCTCCTCCTCGCCCAGCAAGTCGGCTAGCTCCAAGTCCTCGACCTGGCGCAGGGCCGGCAGCAAGGCCAGCCAGAAGCGCCGGCTGTTAGCCGTGGCTACGTAGCGGCCCAGCACTTCGGCCGAGCCGATGAGCAGGCGCTTGCGCGAGCGGTACTCGGCCGAGTCCAGCTCGTCGGCGTAGTCGGCCGCGTGGCGGTCTATCCACCCTAGGGCCAGGTCGAGCAGCTTATCGGCGTTCGAGCTGGCCGCTTCGATGAAGTTGTTGTACACCCACTGGCGCGAGGGGGCCGCGCCCCCGAAGCTGGTTTCAGTCGCGCCGGCGTCGTTGAGCGTCACGGCCAGGATGGGCGCGGCTTCGAGCAGCATGTAGTACGCCAGCGGCCGGCGCAGCTGGTTGCGCAGGGCTACCAGCCGGGCGTCGCCGCCCGTTTCGGGCAGCTCGCCCAGCTGCTGCAACAGCCCCTCCCCGACGACCGGCGCGAGGTGGATGCTCGCGGCCGTTTCGCTGAAGGCGAGCAGGCTGCCGCTGTTTTGCTTGTGCACGGCCGGCAGCAGGGCCTTCAATTCGTCTACAGTTTTGAATAACATGGCGTTACATGGAGGTATTAGCTACCTTCTGCTTGCCGGTCGGATTGTCGGCAATCGTGGTGATGTCGATATCCTCGAAGCCGAAGAAGTGCTGCGGGTTGAAGCCCTGGATTTTGCAGGCGGCCTTGAGCACCGAGAGCAGGATTTTGCGCTTGATGGGCGTGCGCATGGCCACGTGCAGCTGGTAGCTGATGCGCTTCTCGCTGCCCGAGCCGCCGAACTTGCCCCCGGTGTCGATGCCGGCCAGGCTCGGGTCGATGCCGTGCGAGCTGGTGTGGGCGACGTTAGCCTGCTGGTTCACCGACTCGTAGGCCTTGTCGCTCATCTTGTTCTCAATGGGCAGGATTTCCCAGCCTGGCAGGGGCTTACCCATCGCGTCGAGGCCGTACTTGCTCACAAATACCTTGTCAGTATTCTCGACCCCGGCCAGCATCTCGTTCATGTTGGCCATCAGGTCCATTTCGGCCTTTTTCTTGGCTTCAGGCGTGTTGAACTGGTCGAAATACCCCATCGGTATCCGGATGTGGTACTTGAGGTTGTAGCCGTTATCCAGGCCCGACTCGTGGAACTTGGCGATTTTGTTGCTCACCTTCGTCCACTGCCGCGAGCCCCAGTAAGGCGGCAAATCGTAGTACTTCTGGCCCGGCGTCCAGTCGCGGCCGTGCACCAGGCACTCGCCGTACTTGGTGGGGTTCTTCGGGTCGTAGGCGGGCAGAATCTTCGCCTCGTCGGCCCGGAAGTTGGCCCAGTTGTGGTGCAGCGCGTAGCGCTCGGGCCGGGGCTTAGTCGTGACCAGGGCGCGCACCACCGTGGCGTCGAAGCTCTGGATGTCCTCCACGTAGTTTTTGCTGGCCAGGGAGAGCACGCCGAAGCAGTTGGCGAAGGCTTCGAGGTTGAAGGCCAGGCTTTGCATCTTGGCGTCGCCGTCAATGCCCTCGAACCAGTCCTCCATCTCGGTATCGAGCACCGGTTCGAGCACAATCCGGCCGCCCTCAATGCGGCGCGTGAACACGCCGATGCGCGAGCCCAGCACCAAATCGCGCGCGGTGGTGATGAGCTGCGGCTTGAGGTGGTTGCCGTACACCAGCTCCAGCATTTTCTGCGGTTGCAGGTTGTCGGGGCCCCAGGGCGCGATTTTGTAGCCGCCCTGGTTGAGTGGGCTGGCCCCAAAATTCACGTCCTGGGCTTTGTCGCTGCCCGTAAGCTCTACCAAGGCGCGGGCGCCGGGCAGAATCCACAGGCCCCCGTCTAATTCTTTGATGTCCTTCGCCATAAGGGGCCTAGCCGTGCAGGATGCGCCGGTCGTTGTAGTGCGTGAGTAAGCTGATGCGCAGCGCGAACGACTGCTTGGTTTGGCAGTCCACGAGCAGCAGCACGCCCTTTTCCTTCACCCGGTAGTGGAACTTGCCGCTACCGCCCGTCGAACCGCCCGAGCGGCCGGCTTTCTGCACGGCGGCCTTGCTGCCGGGCGTGCCATCGGTTTTGTAGTAGCGCAGCGAGAAGGCCTTAGGGCGGCCCTCGCCGTCGGGCAGCTCTATCTCGGCCAGCACCGTGCGAATGTGAATGAGGGGGCGTTGCATGGCACCCAAATTGCCAGATTCGCGGGCCGGCGAATAGGACGCAACCCGATTATTGTCTGTTTTGACCCGTTGAGCTTGAAAATCAGGCAGAACGCTCGCCAAAAGGGGCAAAAATTATTGTCTGACCCACGCGGCCGTGCGCGCCCTTTAGCATTTGGCAATTGCCAATTGCCACTTTTTGGGGAATATATGAACGGGGGTGCCGGGCATAAAAAAGGCCCTGGCGCTATTGCCAGGGCACTTTTTGGGGTGTGGTGGGTGGCAATTGCCATCGGTGGGGGCTGGCCAGTGGCCAAGCCGTGGCCTACTTGTGGCCAAGCCGTGGCCAGCTAGGCTAGCCGCGGCCGAGGAAGTACACCTGGTAGCTCTCAGTGCTGCCCCCAAACAAGTGGCCGTACTTACGATACACGATGTTATCAAAGCAGTCGCTAAGGTGAGTGGCTCGCTCCTGGTCGATACTACTCTTCTCGCTGTTCTTGTTCTTGGTCCAGTCGGGGTTGATGGGCGACTGCTGGATGGAGATGATGAGGTACTTGCCCTTGTTGCGGTTGATGCGGATAACGGGTAGCCTAGGGTTGTTCTCGGCCAGCAGGCCATTGATGGCGATGTGCTTGAGGCGGTGGTCGGGGTCGAGGCCCTGCACCATGAGCTGCGAGGTCCACCCCCTAGCCGCCAGGCCTTGCTGGATGGTTTGGTAGAAGGTGAGGTTAGCGCCCACCTGCTTGTTGTTACCGTTGCGGTCGCCGTAGATAACGACGTGCTTGGCCTCGTGGCTCTCGTAGGCATCGCAGTACTTAGTGACCAGCGCCTCGAGTACGGTGGTCTCGCTCTGCTTGACCCACAGCGCATCCAGGCAGCGGAACTCCTGGCCGTGCTCCTGGCACACTATCATGGAAGTAAAGCCGGCGTTGAAGTCAAACGACAGTTCTAGGGCGCGGGCTGGGTCGCGGTCGGCATCAATGGCCAGGGTGAGGCCAGTCTTATCGTCGTGGGTGTAGGTGAAGGTTTTCCATACCCCATGCTTCTCTTCGTTGAAGCTAGGGTAGAAGCTGTTGGGTAGTTTGGTGAGGCGCTTATTCATTACCTCCACGTCCCACTCCAGGGGGCTCATGCCGTTGCGCAGGTCGCGCAAGTACTTCTCCCCTAGCACGGTTACGTTGTCATAGGCGGTGCTTTCGAGAAAGAAGTAATCTTCCGGCTCGGTCTTAGCCAGGTCCTCTACCTTAAACACCCACTGGCCAGAAGGCAGCCACGGTACCGACGTGTAATCGCAGAAGGTCTGGTGGTGCGCGTTGCTGAAGCGGTAGATATTGCCGCGAATCATCGGCCGCAGAATCTTATTGACGTGCTCCTCCTTCATCAGGGCCGACTCGTCGATGTGGCCGAAGTCGTAGTTACCACCCCGCGCCAGCTCGGCCCGGTCCATGCTCAGCAGCTGGATGGTGTAGCCATTCAGGAAGCTCACCACGTTCTCGTAGTTGCTGGGGGGCTGGTAGGGCTTAATCCAGTCGGCGGGCGGGCGCTTGCCCTTGACGTAGTGCCCGAAACCGGTTTTCTGGTCGTACTCGCGCAGGCCGTGGGCCTGCCAGGCGTTTTCCATCGCCGGCAGCGTGTTGCTCGACAGCTGGGTGTAGGTGAGGCCCGCCAGAAAGCCCTTGGCCCGAGGCAGGTAATTCATCTCCACCCGCGTTTCGTGGCCTAGCACGGTGGTTTTGCCCGAGCCCCGGCCACCAACGAAGCTGCGGCGCTTCTGCTTGGCCGAGAGAAATTGCCGCTGCTTATCGTTGACGTAAATACGTCGCGGTTTAGAGTTGTTCGAGCTGGCCATCTGCTACCTCTTCAAAATCAATGTCTTCGGTTTGCTCTTGCTCGCGCAGCACGGCCGGGTCGGTCGAAAACTCCATGGGCGCCGGAATCAGGAAGGCCCTAGGGTCAAGCAGGGTCTTTTCGGGCTCGAATAGCCCCAGCAGCTTATCGGCGTTCTCCTGCGCACGAATCGCGGCCCCGATGTCGCCGTTTTTGCGCGCCAGGTTGGCCAGTAGCTTGTAATTCTCGTGCGAGATGGTGCGCTGGCCCTTTTTATCGACTTCCTCAATCGAGCCGTAGAGCGTGACGCTTTCGCGCACGATGGCGTAGAGCTGCGGCTGGCTCAGGTCGTATTCCTTCTCCAGCGTGGCAATGACCTGGTTGCGGCCGAAGCCCAGGCACAGCAGACCGTGAGCTTTGCGGTACTTGGCGAGCATTTCCAGCTCGTCCGGCTTCAAGTCGGCCCCGTCGATGAGGTGGGCGCGGTACTTGTCTAATTTGTCGGGATTACCGAGTTTTTTCATACAAAAGCGGGGTTGCTCCAGTCAAGAAGCAACCCCGCTCAGGGCCTAGGTAGGACGGTATTACGCGGCCTGCTCTAGGGCTTCGACCAGAGGCTTAGGCAGCCGGTACACTACCGCCGCGATGGTGCCGATGCTGGCCGGCTCGTCATCAACGTACTCGGCCGCGAAGATGCCCAGGCCGTGCACCTGGAGCAGAATCTCGCCGGTCGCGTGGTTGAACCAGAAGCAGTAGTAGAAGCCGTGCACGTGGATGGTGCACGCGCCCGAGTAGCCGGCTGGCACCTGGGCATAGCGGGTGAGCCCTACCACGCGCACGGCGTATTCGGGGGCAATGAGGGTCTGGGCGAGGGCCGAGGCGGCGTAATCAATGGCGGCAGTCATGGGGTGAGAAGGGGTTACTTGGTGATGTTGATACTGTAAATTTCTTGATACACAGCGAGATACAGAAACCCGAAAACCTTTATTTTTCGCTGAAAACCAATTATTTATCCACAGTGGGCTACCTTCGCAGTCCACTTTGGGTCGTGAGAAGCCCAACCTGGTGATATTGGGCCCAGCCGGCAATTGCCGGCTGGGTTTTCGCTTAAAAAGGGCAATCGTCATCTGCTTCTTCAGGCAGCTGCATGAGGGCCAGCAGGGTGCTGGCGTAGTGCCAGGTGAGGCGGAAGCCGGCCACTCGTCGAAACTGCTCGGCCAGGCGGTGCCCGTAGCTCTGGGGGCGGTAGGTCTGCGGCCCTAGGGGGTGGGCCACGATGAATTGCCACAACTCATCCGGCTCCAGGGGCGGGCCATCGTGGTCGGCGCTGAGGATATCGGCCTGGCTGTCGAGCGGCAGGCCCTCAGCTGAGGTGTAGCGGCGCAGCAGCTGGGGGGTGAGGTGGTTCACGTCGCCCCACCGGCGCAAGCTGGCCTCGGTGGTCGAGGTAAGCCCACCGGCAATGCGGCCCCAGGCGCTCCCGTCCGGCTGCTCGCCGCCCGCATTCACGTAGGCCCGCAGCAGCGTCATCGGGCAGTCGCATTCGGTGCACAGCCACTCCAGCAGCTGCTCATCGGTCAGCACCTCAGGCGGGGCCGGGCGGCTCAGCGCATCGAGCAGGCGCAGCGGTTCCAATCCGCAGGCCGCGAGTAGCTTGGCGGTCTGCACATTGAAGTGGCGCTGTTGCCCGACTACCGACGCGAAGGCGTAGTAGCCGGGCTCGCTAAGCTCTCGCTTCGCCATCACGCGGGTCTTCTGGTCACCCTTGGGCATTGCCGTCGAGGTCGAATAACCCCGGCTCGGGGCTGCTGATGGCCTGCATCGCCTGGCGCTTGGCCTCCGCTTCGCCCGGCACCTCAGCCAGGTTTTCGAGGTGGCTGCCTTCCTCGAAAAAATGCTTCCAGCCGCGCCCGAGCTTGCGGCCCTTCTCGTTATGCTTGTCGTGCGCAAAGTCGGGTATCTCCAGGTGCACGTGGTCGTGCAGGCGCCACTGCGCAATCAGCATCCAGTCCACCAGGCGCGACTTGGGGGCACGGCACAGCAGCAGCACGGCGTGGGTGAGAAACAGGCGCTCGGGCTGGTTCTTATCTTCCTTCTTAGCCGCTTGCAGCTTGTAGTGCTGGTAAAGGGCCTGCACCTCGCTCACGATGCCGGGCTGGGCCAGGCCCACGTCCTCGCTGGCCATGATGCGCAGCCGCTTCCAGATGTACTCCCCATAGTTGCTGTTGAATAGCTCCACGGCCCAATACATCGCCTCTTCTTCGAGGCCCCGACGGATACACTTTTGCAGGGCGCTTGACACTTCAAAGAAGTCGTAGCCCTTGGCGGTTCTTAACTCGTACTTACTCATAGGGTTAGGGCAAAGGCGTGGCCAGGCCTCCGACCGCAGTGGGCCGGAGGCACAGATACACAGTTAGTTATAAGCTGATTTCTACTAAATCTTAAGGGAATTAGAAGTTTTTAATTACCCTAGGCGCGCTGCATGTAGAACTGGTGCGCGTCGATGTGGCGGCCGATGATGAGGCCGCTGGGCGTGGTTTTCAGCGCCTCGGTGGTGTGGTTGTAGATGTCCCACAGGGTACCGTCGCCGAAGTTGGTTTGCTCCTTTAGCTCGCCCCGGATGATGCGCAGCTGGGCCTCGGTCACTACCGACTCGGAGTAAAACAGCTCCCCGAGGATTTCGTGGATGATGCGCGGGTTTACCTGCACCTCGCGCATTTTGTCGCTGTCCTGCTGAAGCTTGCGGTAGTGCTCTTCGAGGCGGTCGGCCGCTTTGCCCAGCATGATATTCAGCTCCTGCACCACGTTGCCCTGGTGCATTTGCAGGGCCTTGAAGTCGCCGGCGAACATCATGTTCGAGCAGACAATGACGCGGGAGCCGCCGACGACGCCTACCTGCATGCTCTTGTCGTAGCTGTTGCGGAAGCCCAGGCACATATCCTGGTCGCCGTTGTAGCCCTCGACCGTCATGTGGCCGAACATCTGCTGGCCCTTGCGATTCTCCTGGTACCGCTCGTCTTTCACCACCAGGCCGCGCTTATCCAGCTGCTCCTTCACCGAGTTGATGAGGTCGGCGTGGCTCAGGGGCGAGTAGGTGCGGGTGCTGGCCGGCACTTCGGCAGCCAGGATGAGGTCGAGCGTGGGCGAGGTGTAGGCGGGGCGCGGGGCTACGGCCGGCTCAGGCATTATAAATTCCACAACGGGGGCCGGTGCCTCGACTACGGGCGTAGTCTCAACGGCGGCTTCGGTGGGGGCTACCCAGCCGGCGATGCGGCGGGCTTGGCGGCGGGGGGCGGGGGTGGCGGTTAGCGTGCTCATTGTGAGAAGGTTACTTGGTGATTTTGATACTGTAAATTTCCTAATGCGCAGCGATATACGGAAACCCGACAATCCTTTTAACTCATTATTTTTCAATTATTTATCCACGGCCAAAAGGGCAGTAAAAAGCCCCTGGTGGCAGTCACCAGGGGCTTTCTCAATTCAATGCTGCTCTTTAGCTTCTTCAGGTCCTTTGGGTTTAGGTCCTTCGGGCTCTTTGAATAAAGCGACCCAGGCTATAACTCCTTGAACTTGCTCTTTGCCTAATTCTCTTCTAAGGTCGTCGCGCAACGATGAAAGCAAAGGCTCTGGATTAAATAGCTGTAGTTCTACCAAATCCTTGACTAGCTTTTGGATATATTGAATTTGTTTAGCACTACCAAAGAACTGAATATCAGCAACGGCTTTTTGAAAATCTTCATCAACCTCTTTGAGTCGGCCAGCCTTGTAGTAGGGTATCATTTTCGCAAGTGTCCTATATGCTGGTATTAGATAAGTGAGGTGCTGCTCTCTTCTTTTAGCAGCTATCTCTCTCTCTACCGTTAGCTTATGTGTTATAAGCCAACCTATAGCAAGCAAAAATGCACCAGTCAAAGTACCAGCAAGCCCAATAAAAGCGGGAGCGAGTTTTTCTAACATTTGAGCAGACGATTGAAACCAGATAGTTTGTGCAAACTAAGTCAAAACGGCAGTTTCATGGTTTTTTGGAACTGGTGCTTGCGCTTGGCCAGCTTGTTATCGCGCTTCTCCTGAATCACGTCGCCAAAGCAGCGCTTCAGTAGCTCGAAGTCCTGGCGCTCGGCATCGAGGTTGCGGAACTCCGCGAGGCCTCCCTGGCCCACGAACGTATCCTTCTGGATAAAGCCAAACCGCATGTCTTTATAAATCAGGCGGTGGTGGTAGGCATTCAGGCACGATATCCAATAGTCCTCGTTGCAGATGATGGCCGAGTTGTACCAGAGCTTCGAGCCCCGCAGCAAGCCGGTGGCGCACCCCGTCACGTAGCCAGTGAGGTTAATCGGGTTGAGCGACTTGTACATCGTCGGGTTGGGGTTGCTGTTGAAGCCCCAGAGGTAGGCCCCAGCGGCGCGCGCGCAGTAGGCGGCTTCCTGGATGATGGCCAAGGCCCGGCGCTCGTCGATGCTCATCGGCTCGCCGGCCGGCAGGTACATGCGCCGGAAGTCGGTGATGTCGTCATCGAGCATGAGCAGGTTGCCGAAGTGCTGGTACATCCAGTTGCGCTTGTCAGCCAGGCCTACCACACTATCGGGGTGCAGCACCAGCTGCGCGCCCGGATGCGCGGCCCGGTAGCTGGCCGCCTGGCTCTTGGCCACGCACACGATGGCCGAGGGCAGCAGCCCTAGGGTCGCGATGCGGCCGGCCCGCTTGTGCGAGGGAATGACTACTTCAACTTGCATCGCTCGGCAAAGGCTTTGGCGTCAATCACGTGGGTAAGGCCCACTTCCTGGCTCTTGTAGCTCTGGCGCTTATCCACCCCCAGCAGCTCGCGCACGTTGTTGGCGTCGATGTCGTTGCGGCAGATAATCACAAACGACTCGTATTTCTCGCTGAACTCGGCTACGATGGGGTACTCTGGCTCGGCCTTCTTGCCGGCCGCGCCGGCTTCGTCCACCAGGGCGTCCATGGCCGCCAGGCTCAGGCCCACGTCTTCCAGCACGTCGGCGTAGTCGCCGCGCAGCACGTCATCTATCCACTCGCCCTCGCTGATGTTGGAGGCCAGGATGATTTTCTTGCGCACGTCGGCCGGCAGCTCGCGGTCGGGCACCAGCACGTTCACCACATAGGCCGGCCCGTACATGCCCAGCAGCAGGTTGTGGCGCTTGTTGAAGGTCAGCAGCACGTCGGCCGTGTCGAGCGTGGCTGCTTCAAATACCCCCAGCTCGCGCAGCTTCGCTTCCAGCCGGCGGCGCTTCTCCTGGGTAATCTTGCCGAACGGGTTGTTGTCGAGCGGCGTGAGCTGGTCGAGGCGGCGGGTTTCGGGCCGCCAGGTTATAGTCTGCTCCACGTGACGTTGGTTGGTTGTACACGCCGGCGCTCGCGGGTATGCTTGCGTTCCTGGCGGCGATAGTGGTGAATGGTGGCGCGGTGGCCGTGCCGGTAGGAGGTGCAGCTGCCCGACCCTAGGCCGAGCAGCAACACGAATAGTAGCAGCAGGTAGCGCATGACTACTGCGGCGAAGCCAATTGCAGGTCCACGCTGCTCAGCTCGGCTTGCAGCTTCACAATCTTCTCTTCTAGCTCGACCTTCTTGGCGTCGGTCTGGGCCTTTTCCAGTTTGCCCTTGGCCTTGGAGATGTTCGAGCGCAGGTTACCGCGCTGCTGGAGCAGGGCGGCGCGGTCGATGGCCGGGGCGGCAGCAGCCGAGTCAGCGTCCGCAGCTAGGGCAGCCTCCGGAGCGGGCGCGGCTTCAGCAGCAGGCTCGCTGGCGGGCTGCTCAGCGGCAGCCGGCTGCTCAGCCAGGTTGCGGCGCTTCACGGCCAGCGCGTTGTACTGGTCTTGCAGGCTCAGTATCTGCTTCACTACAGCCGGAGCAGCGGCGGGGTCGAGGTCGGCCAGGCTGTTGCTCAGCTGCACGCGCTGGTTGAAGAGGCGACCCATCAGCTCGGTAATGGCGTCCACCTCAGGGAGGGCAGCGTCGGGCACGTCGGCCGGCGCGGGCTGCTCAGTAAATCCCTCCAAGGCAGCAATGATGGGGGCAACAGCAGGCACGACCTGCTTCAGGGCCTCGGCAACTATGTGATTGAGCACCACATGCACATCGTCCATATGGCCGCCACAGCCGGCCTTCACCAGCTCGTAGCGCAGCTTCTCGCGATTGCCGGCCGATTCCTTCCGCAGCAGGTGCGCCACCAGGGCGCGGTTCTTGGAGTGGCGCTGCAACAGCAGCACCCCGGCCTGGTAGTCGGCCGCGTCGCCGGCATCAAGCCAGGCAACAATCTCCCTCAAATCAATTTCATGCATGAATACCTTGGGTTTCAGGGTTAGTGAAACCAAAGGTGCGGCTCGGCCCTAGGGGCTCGTAGGACGGTTTTAGAGCAGCTGGCGGAAGTGCTGCACCACCTCCAGGTGGTCGCTGGTAGCCAGCCACGTGAAGGGCTCCATCTGCTGGTTAACGCGCATCAGCTTCACGTCGCTTTTTTGCAGCCACTCATCGAGCAGGTAGGCCACCGTGCGCACTATCGCCTCGGTGCTTCGCTCATGCTCCAGCAGCTTAGCCAAGGCCTCCAGCATTTTATCATTGCTGCGGCCGGGCAGTGATTCCTCCAATGTATCGAGCAGGCCGGCCGTGGGGTCGAGGCCCTGCACCAGAAATTCGGACAGCGGCTGAAGCGTAGAGAGCCGGAAGCGAAGGTCAGCAGCCATGCAGCACCAGGGAAAGCCAGGAAGTCGCTGCGAACAGTACAGGCACCTAAGCGCCCCTAACGTTGCGGGACTTGCACCCGCACGCTCCCTGGCCGATTCCTCGGCCAAGGGCACTTAGTTCATCCATACTGTTCGCGTGACGAAGGTAGCAACGAAAAAGCCCCGCCTGGTGGGGCGGGGCTTTTTGCTGGTAGTTAGTAGCTAGTAGCTGCTAGTTCTTGCGGCGCGAGCTGGTGGCCGGAGCCTCCTCGGCCGGGGCGGCTTCGGCTACGGCAACGGCCACCGAGGCGGGGGCCACGTCGGCTACGCGCTCGAGCACGTGGGTCTTACCAATCAGCTTCTCGGCCAGGGCATCGTCGATGCGGTCGAGGGGGATGGTGTCGCCTTTGATGTGCAGCGCCTTGATTTTCTCGCAATTAACGAGCCTGAATTTGGTTAGCATTGTGTTGCTAGTGACAGGTGGGGAAATAACCTAGGCTGCGTGCCTAGGCCTTCATCGGGATAGCGGCCGTGTAGTAGAACGGCACGTGGGTAAAGCCTTCGCCCGCGAACTTGAAGTCGGTACCGTTCTTGTCGGTGCCCTTCTTGCCGCTCTTGTAGTCGTAGTCGAACTTCACACCCCGGTTCTTGTCGCCGGCTACGCGGTAGTTGCCGTTGCTGTCGCGGCCGATAACTACGAAGTCGCCGTTGATGGCTTTCTGGATAACGGCGTCGATTTCGGCCGAGCCGCGGGGCACGTAGGTATTTACCTCGTGCGTCATGCTCTGGCTGCCGGCATCACCGCCCGACTTGTGGTTTACTTCGCCCGAGTCCTGGGCAAAACCCCACTGCACGAAGCCCGAGCCGGTTTTGGGCACGAAGGCCGTGCTGATGGTCACGCCATCGGTATCGACCTCAGGGAAGGTCTGGATGTCGCGCCGACGGATAACAAAGAGGTCGGTGAGGCCCCCAGCGTTGGGGCACTCGTCCACCTCAATCGCTTCGATGGGCGTGATAACACAAGCCAGCGAGGCGGGGCCACCGATGCCCAGCAGCACGGTGAGCAGCTGCGGGCCGTGCTCGGGCGATACAGCGTGGGCCAGGGCAATCGCCTGGGTGGGGCAGAGGAACGCTACAGCGGCGACGAGCAGCAGTAGCGCCCCGGCTGCACGGAATAACTTTTTCATAAGTAGGAGTTGGGTGACGGTTTTAGAAGCGGGCGGTGAGAAGCGGGCCAGGTGATTCGGTAAGCCTAGGCCCCGGCAGCCAAGCGGCTACCGGGGCGGGCTACTTAGTTTCCGCTGGGGGCGGGCTCAGCGGCTTCAGCGGCGATGAGGTCGCGGCCGGCCTTCAGCGCGGCGTCGTTCACCCACACGTACTCGGCAATGGCGAAATCCGGCGCGGCCTGGAAGTCAGCCATGATGTCCACGTTGCGGCGGTTCTTCTCGATGATGAACGAGTTGGGGTTGCCACCCAGCGGGCCGGTCATCCACACGATGTTGTTGCGCAGCGTGGTGATGATGCCGCCGGTGCCGGCCAGGCCCGGCTCGGGCACAATCGTAATGTTGGTGCCGTCGAGCGTGGTGTGGCTGAAGCCCTGGTAATCCTGCTTCGTGCCGTAGGTGGCGCGGTAGTCGCGGTTGTAGAACTTAGCCGCGGTGGGCTCCACCAGCATCACCAAATCTTTGTTGATGAGGTGCGAGGGCACCAGGTCGGCAATGCCTTCGAGCTGGTCGATGGCGTTGCTCTGCGTGATGGGCTGGCCGGCGTAAATCTGGCCGGCGGCAATGACGCCCGCCTGGCTCATCAGCGGCAACAGGCCGTTAAACACGCGGTTGGCGGTTTTCTTGTCGGAGTTGTAGACGCCCTTGAATACGGCCTCCAGGTGCATCTCCTCCTTGGCTTTCTCGGCCAGCTTGTCGATGATGTACTGCTGGAACGGCACGTCGTACACGTTGCCCCGGGTGCTCTTGGCGATGCGGCCCATGTAGCTCTTCCACATGGCGTTAATCATGGTGGGCGTGAGCGTGTAGTCGATTTTGCAATCGCGCACCTGGCCAATGCGGTGCTTGAAGCCCACCGTGCCCTTCGGGTCGAAGGTATCCTTGCCGCCCGGCTGGAGCACCGACGACACGAACATCTGGGTTAGGGCCAGTTGGTCCACCACGTCGGGGTACAGCTCCATGTAAGCCAGGAAGCTCTGGTCCGTGATGAGGATGGTGGTGAGCAGGTTGCCCGCCTCGCGCAGCGTATAGCTGGCAATCTTGGGCCCGAGGCCCGAAAAGTCTACTGCTGGTGCTGCCATGCTAGTTATGCCGGAAAGCTTTAGCTAAAGATGAATAAATGAGATACTTGCGAGGCCGGGCTTATTTGTCGCCTACCCGGCGCTTGGTGTTGGCGATGGCCGAGGCAGCCATTTTTTCCCAGGGCTCCTGCGCTTCAGCACCACCATCGAGCTTGTTGGAGTCATCCTCCTCGCGCTCGTCGACGGCGGCCTGGTTTTTCTTCCACTTTTCGAGAGTGGCAGTTTTTTCCTGCTCGGCCTTCAGGTCGGTGTCGGCCTTGGCCTTGGCGTCCTGAGCGGTTTTGAGGTCGGCGGCAGCCTGCTGAGCTTTGAGCTCGGCGGCGGATTTCTCCTGCTCGAGCTGGGCGATTTTATCGTCAGCGGCTTGCAGGTGGGCCTCGGTTACGGGGTCGGAGCCAGACTTCAGGCCGAGGAAGCCTAGGATGTTGGCGAACTTGTTTGCCATGCGGAATTAAAGTTTTGGGTAAAAAGGGAAGCAGTTGAATTGCGCCCCTGACCCGATTGGGCCAGCTGGGCGGCGTGGTTGACGGCATCTTGCAGCGAGCCGATGGCATCGACCAGGCCATGCTTAAGGGCGTCGGAGCCCTTGTAGACCTTGCCGGTAAACACGTCCTCTTTGGTCGAGAGCTTGCCGGCGCGGCCCTTCTCCACGGCCCCGATGAAGGTTTCGCCAATCTGGTCGAGGTCGGCCTGCACGGCGGCGCGCACGTCGTCGCTCAGCGGCTCCACTGGGTTCAAGCGGGCCTTGTCTTTGGCGCGGCTCGAGCGCAGAATCTCGACTTTGATGCCCTGCTTTTCCAGGAAGTCGGTCTGGTTGATGCTCATGCACAGCACCCCGAGGCTGCCAGCGTAGCCGGTCGAGGCCGAGTTGATGTAGATGGTGCTGGCCTGCGAGGCAATCCAGTAGGCGGCCGAGGCCCCTAGGCCATCGATGTACGCCACGACGGGTTTCTGGCTCAGGGCCACGGCCTGGGCAAACTCTTCGGTACCATCTACCTGCCCACCGGGCGAGTCGATATCGAGCACGACGGCCGAGATTTCGGGGTCGCGGTTGGCGGCTTGCAGGTGGGCCACCAGGTCCTTGGTACCCAGTGAGCAGTAGCCACCGCGCTTCTGCACCGTGCCCTGCACCGGGATGATGGCCACCTTCGAGCCACCGGTGTTGCCGGTACTGGCGCCACCGCTACGGCCGGCCAGCACGCCGGCGATGCCCGTAGCCAGGTTCAGGGCGTGGCCCTCGGGCTGCACCTGGGCGCCAACCAGCTGCTCACCCGACTGGGCCACCCACATCGTGGGGTAACCGTCGGCCATGTGCGAGTACTGGCGCGGCTTGGTTTCGCTGGCATCGAGCGCCGGCAGGCCCTCAGCCAGGCGGGCCAGGATGGCTGATTTAGCGTGGTTGTAGTACTTGGCTTCTAGGGCCCAGGCCGAGCTGGTAAGTAGGTCGTACATAAGTAAGCCACCTGGTGGGGCGGCTTACAATGATTGCCTTTTACCGGAAGTAGAGATAGGACGGATTTGCAGGCAGCAAAAAGCCCCGCCGGGTGGGGCGAGGCTTTCAGTACTGTAGGTAGCTACTTCAACTTCATCCAGCGTCGGGAGCGCTGGCGCCGCAGGTTCTTGCGGGCATAAATCGCGCCCCATATCCAGCCGATGATTGTAGGCTGTAGTAGCAAAAACAACACGCCCTGCCATTTGCGGCGGTTGTTGAGCAGCGAGAGACCTGGCAAGAGGGTAGCGAGTAGCATGACGCTAACTTAGTCTGGTTAAGCTCACATACTCTACGACAGCTGTACCCGAGCCATTCACGCTAACCGCGAAAATGGCCTCGCCGCCGGGGCTAGTAAACGTCTGTGAGTAAGTGCCTGGTGTAGCACCAGTGCTGGCATTGCCGTAAGTGGTGTTAATCTGCGCGTTGCCAGGGCCGGATACCTGCGCGTTGCCGCTACTAATGCTGTTAAGCTTCATTTCCAGCTTGTACACGGCATTGGCAATCAGCGTCACCTTCTGCAGCAGCCAATTGCCAGCATCTACCGTGCCTACGCCATTGGCAATGCTGGCATTGCCGCCTGCCTGGTAGTAGGGCGGGCCGCCGATAGGTTGAGCTGATATCCAGCCCTGGCTGCTGTCAGTGACTACGGGGTCAGTAAACTCCGAATTTTGCAATACACTGACTGCCGGCGTAGTACCTCCACTGCTCGCACCGGGGTTCAGCACAACGCCAGCGTTCAGGAAGGTCGCCGTACCCAGCGCGGTGCCAGTGGGCCAGTTGACATTGTCGGTGGACGGGCCGCCCCCGCCCCCGACGAGCAGGCGCACGTTGGCTAGGTTGAATGGCGCACTTGAGGTAATGCCAAAAGGATTCGTCCACGTCACGCCATCGGCTGACACCTGCACCACTACCTTACTGCCATCGCCAAGGAAGCGAAGCCACTTGTGCGCCGTGGCATTATAGGCAATTTTGGCTATCTCTACGTAGCGAGGACCCAGGAAAACCAGGCTGCCGTTGCCAATTGCCAGCTCATAGCCGTCATAGAGGCCCTGCGTGCTACCGTCCGGGTAGAAGCCAATGTACTGGCCGGATTCGGGGCGAGTAACGAAGAGCGTGCCGATTTGGGTTTGGAACGCGTACTTAGTCAGGTCGTAGGGTAAGGCACTGGTAACGCCTGTTTGCTGGCCAGGCCCTACCTGCGCAGTAATTTTCAGCGCGTCATTTACGATAGCTACAGTTGCCCCGCTCGGGTTGCCACCTGCGATACCAGATACCCAGCGCTGGTTGAGAATGTTGCCGGGAAAGTTATCGCTGAACAGGTTCGGGTCAACGTTATTGAGACTCGCCCAGATATAGTTTTCTATGGAGGCGTGCTGCACTGTGCCTGGGTGGATGCCGGCGCCATCGTTGGGGTCTCCGGCCCTACTGGGGCCAGGGATACCAGCAAATGCGGGCGGGCCAGCAAACTGCTTGGCCCAGCTGCGTGCACTTACCACGTCTGCGATTGCCGAGCGCATTGGCGCTAGGCGGCTCTCGAAGTCGCGCGTAGTGAACGGCGTTATAATGACCTGCTTAGCCGCGGCGTTCTGCATGTGCATATCATCGAGCAGGTTCCCGTAGGCGGTACCGTAGTCAGCAGGTAACGTGTTGAGGCGTCCAGCATCATTCGCCCCGTAAATGAAGATATTGGTGACATTGGCTGCAGACGAGGCAAACTGAGCGCGGTAGCTTGCCTTGTCTGGCGCCTGTGATACTGGCGTTTGCTGGCCGTAACCAACAGCACCATACAACTCGCTCAGCGAAGCGCCCGCAATGCTGTTGACCAGCACCCGAGCAATACCCCGCAAGCGCACGCGCAGGCGCAGCGGCCAAGGGTCCACCCACATGTTAGCTGTGAGCCCCGAGGCGATGGAGTCCTCGCCGATGAAGTAGTCGGAATCGTAGGTAGGGAAGGTCGTAACAAAGGATACAGACGCATTAGCGCGGAGCTTGAGCAGCACCGTGCTGATGATGTTTTGCGTGCCCGCCCCGTTGCGCGAAGGCGCTGGTATCATCACCCGCACGCGCTTGCTGCCACTACCCGTAATGCCGGTGAGGCCTATCCAGATAGGAGTAGGCCCAGCCGTTGAGGAGCCGCCAAACTGCGCGTTTTGACTGAAGGTGCCCGGCAGGCCGATATTATCCGGAGTCCCGACAAACACCCCGAAGCTCGCCTGGTCGGCGTAGCCAACAGCCCCCAGCTCGGTGATGCCTTGCAGGTCGAGCTGCGTGGCAAAGGTGTCGAACTCAATGTATGCAAACGTGTTGCGCAGCTTACCGCCCAAATAATCTACGTTCAGCGTATTGCATTGCCAGGCGGCCTCTGGAATATCGATGACCGTGAGGGCATTATTGACCTGCACCGTGTAGTTGACCGCAGCCGACGCGCCGCTGTCAGTGGTCACCACTAGCGGACCAGTGGTGGCGGCGCTAGGAATGACAATTACGATAAGATTGGCAGCCCAACTTCTGACCTGCGCGATGATTCCATTTATTGTCACCGACCCGTTGCCTTGATTTGGGCCGAAGTTATTACCCGCAATGGTCACATCACTTCCAACGGCACCTCCTGAGGGGGACGCGCTGGTGATACTGGGGGTAGTCGATGCCTGCGCTGCTACAGCTACAGCATTCGAGAGCCCACTGGCGCCAACCATATCATAGACCCGGGCCGTAAAGCTGTGGGCACCGGCGGTAAGGTTGCGCTGCACGGTGTGAGGGCTGGCATTGGTTTCGGTGAACTTGACCCCGTTATCGTAGTAGTCTATCCGCTTGATGTCGCTGGCCCCGTCAGCATCCTGCGGGGCTGCGTTGAGCACGACTGGGTCACCTATATCCAGCGTTTGCCCGGCCTGGGGGCTGCTGAGCGACACGGTGGGCGCATTGTTAGTCGGGGCAGTAGTGGCCAGCGTGAAGGCATCCGAATACACCGTATCGGATTGCAAGCGGTTAGCTGCCGCGTCCGCCACCACGTAGGCGTAGAGGCGGCCAGCGATGTTGCCTGGCGAGCAAATAGAGTTGCTACCTAGCGCCTGCGGGCCCTGCCCTTCTACGCCCCACTGCACCTCAGTATAGGCATAGTTCGAGCTGAGCGAAACCACGTTATTCACGTCGTCAATTGCTCCGAACCTAGGGGCCGTAGCTTTGGTGGCGGTGGAAACGGGCGTAGCTGAACCGGTAAAGGCTTCCCCATTGGTGAGAACCGCTCCATCCGGCCGGCTACCGCTACCGGCCACGAATACGGCCAAGTTGTTCTTGGGTACGCCAGGCCCTACCTTGATGACGATGCGGCCGGCTTGCATGTAGCTGTTGGTCGCATCCAGAAAAACCGGGCCGGTCACGCCGGGCAACCCACTGACCTTGTATTGCGCAGCAGCTGGGAATAGCGGGTTAGCCAGGAACGAGAACAGCTTAGCTACGTCATCCACCTGTCCATCAGTGGGCGCGTCTGGCGCCACAGCCTTCTGGCTGCCCAGAATGCCTTTAATTACCCAGGCCCACGCGCCATCCGGCCCGTCCTCGCTGCTGAAGGCGGGGTGCAGGCCGTATTGGTTGAGGGCAATATTGGGATTGCCGAGCAAAGCGCGCTGCTGCGCGGCGCTGGCGGCGGTGAGCAGCCGGCGACCGGCCGGGGTAGCGTCGGTAATCGAGTCAGCCGTAATAGTCACGGCCGGGCCAGTGAACGAGGCCACTTGCCGCCAATTCGCCCCGTTTACGGGGTCGGCCGCGGCCGAGAAGCTGCGCCGCGCCTCCCACAGGCCGCCCATGGTCACGTACCAGTTGCCACCGGTAACGGCCATCGGTAGCACCAGCTCGGTAAGCCCCTTGCCGGCAATTGCCGCCGCGAGCGCGGCCTGCACGAAGCCGGTACTGGCCACCTGATTCGTGTTGGTGCCGGCCGCAGCCGTGGGCACCTCAGGGGCGCCGCTGAACTTGGGGCTGGCCAGCTGGGCATAGTTTGCCAGCTGGAGCAGGTTGACCTTGGCCTGCACCAGCTGCGTGAGCACCTCGCGCACCTCGGCCGGGGTGATATCCTCACTCGCGTTGTCTTGCAGGCGGTCACCAATGAGTTGGAGCAGCTGCGAATCGGTAAGTGCCATTTAATGAAAGCCGAAGCTGAAGCCGGCCGAGAAGGCGCGGCGGGTGGGGGCCGGACCCTGCACCAGGCCCATCAGGTAGAAGGGGGCGCGCGCGGGCGTGAGGCCGGAAAAGGAAAGGGGGTAGCCGTTGCGGTCGCCGGGCCGCTTGCCGGTATCGAGGTCAGCGGCGAAGCGCAGTGGGTAGTCGGGCGTGCCCACGAGCTTGACCTGGCCGTTGTTATCAGCGTAGGCGGCCACGACGTAGCGCACCTGCTGAAGCCGGGCGATGCCCTCGGCCAGGTCGGGCGCGTCGCGCAGTACCTGCAGCTCCAGCAGCGGCTTGTAGAAGTCGCCCTGGGCGTCGTCGGCCTCGGGCTCGCGGAAGCCGGCCGAGTCGGGCTGAAACCAGATGTCGGCGTAGTTCTGCGGGTCGCGCAGGGTGATGGCCTCGGTGAGCTGCACCTGACCGGGCTGGTAGCTGGCCGGCAGCACCACGTTCGAGGCCGGCCACACGCGCAGGGCGCGCAGCCCGCCCACGTTGGGGCAATCGTTGGGCGGTAAGGGCAGCAGCGGCAGCATCTTACTGAATGGTCAGCGTGATGCTGGGGGCGTCCAGCAGGCGGTGCATGAGCCCCTCGAAGGCGGGCGGGCAGTTGTAGATGCGCTGGTTATTGGGCATCTTCGACATGCCCACCAGGATGCAGCCCCGCGAATCCTCCGGGCCGTTGCCCTTGTGGAGGAGAATGCCGCGGGCGGCGAGCTTGCCGCCGAGGCGCGGGGTGAGGTAGCCAAAGCGCGGGCTCTTGACCAGCGTCACCGGGTAGGTGCCGGCCGGGATGGCCGTTTCGTCCTTCACGTACACGCCGGCGGGCCGCACTGGGTCTTCCATCGTGTAGCAGAAGAATTCGCCGTTCACGTACAGCGCCCCTAGGGTGCCCGTCGCAAACGAGGGCTGGCGCTTAACTACTAGTTTTATCGTCATGCCGCCAAAAAGCAGCTTTCGCCTACCAGGTAGTAGGCCGCTTGCCGGCTGGCTCTAAGCGCGGCAATTGCCACCCACCCTAGGGCCTCGGCCGGGGCGCGGCTGGTAACTCCCTAGGGCCTCCCCTACCCCACCGGGGCCGGCCCGGTAGGCGCTGGGGAGGAACTGGCAAATTCTGGGGACAAACTGGCAACTTTATTTTTTAACCCGAGGCCCCTTTTTCGCGTAATTTCCGGCCCCTTTTTTCAGACCCGAACGACCTCCAGCGTGGCAACTTTTCGCAGGGGCACGGTGGCCACGAGCTTGCGCGGCAGCACGCGCACCCCGTCGAGCAGCAGCGGGCGGCTCAGGTCGAGCCGGGCCAGGTCGAGGCTGGTCAGCAGCAGCGGCTGGGTATAGGCGGCGGCGCGCAGCTTGACTTGCAGCCAGGCGCTGAGCAGGCGCGGGTAGGTGCCGGCCTCGCCGTGCAGGCGGGTGCTGAACTGACCGCTGGCGCTCAGGTGTGACAGCTGCGGGTAGCGGCTGACCTTATCGCTGGCCAGCTGCAAGCCGTTGTAGAATAAGAGGCGCAGCGCGTCCGGCCGCTTTACCTCTTCCTGGCTGGCCAGGTACGGGGGCTGCGAGAGCGCCGGCAGCACCATGGTCACGGCCGGGTCGGTAATTACCAGGCCAGTCGTGGCCACCTGCTGGGTGTAGGTCAGGTGCTGGGCCTGCTCGCTGCCGCCGCCTTCCACCTCAATCGGCGGCAGCGCCGGCACGAGCACCGCCCAGGTGAGGGGCACGTGCACGCCATCGGGTGAGGGGCCGAGCATGCAGCTATAGTAAGTATCCTCGGCCTGCACGAGGCGCACCTGCCCCTCACGCGGGTTTTCCTTGCCCACGTCGGCCGAGGCGGGTAGGTCGGCAACGCTCATGACGGGCGGCAGCAGCACGTCCACGGCCGGCTGCTTGCTGACGTATTCCTTCGTCAGGGCATCGTCGCTGTCCACGTGGGCGATGAGCGTGAGGCCCTGGGGCTGCTCGAAGCTGACCGTGGGCAGGCCGGCGCGCAAGCGCGTGAGGTCGGCGGCCGGCTCAACGGGTGATACCCGCTCCACTAGGTAGGTGGTGCGCATGCGGCGCGTCAGGGGGTCTTGGTAGAGCACGATGCCTAGGTCTTGGCGCAGGGCGGCCAGTAGCTCCGCTACGGTGCACGCCGGCACTACGTCCGCCAGGCTAAAGCGCAGGGTCTGGGCGTCGCCGCGGTCGAGCAGCTGCGCGCTCGTCACCAGCACCAGGTCGCCTAGCTCGCCGGGCAGCAGTTCGGCGTCGTCCACGTCGAGGCCGCTCTCCTGGCAAATAGCGTGCAGCACGTAGCGCAGCCGCGGAAACGGGCACATGGGCGGCAGCGGCGCGTAGGGGGTAGGCACCGTGCCACCGCCCACTTGCAGGTCCACGTTGTAGCGAAAGCTCCCCCCGGCCGGCATGCCCAGCAAGGCCGTGGGGCTCACAAACCAGGGATTCACGCCGGCCGTGGGAAACATCAGCGGGTCGGCAGTAGTGGTGGCGTCCTCAATGCGCAGGGGCGCAAACACGTAGTCGTAGCCGCTGGCGTCAGCCGCGACTTGATTAGCATGGGCCGTGAGGCCCGGCATGAGCAGGCCGGCTAAGCCCGCCACCGGCACCCAGCGCGGCACCTCACGCAAGCCGCCAAGGGCAAACGAGCTCAGCTGCCGGCCGCTGAGGTTGGCACCGCTCAGCCCGTTTTGCAGGCTGACGGTATACTGCTTAGGGCTCGCGGCCGTCACGCGCTGGGCGCCCACGAGCAGCGGCAGCCCGTCGTCGGCTAGCTCGGCGGGCAACGACGCGCCTGCCTCCCCGGCGCGGTCGAGCCGCTCGGGGTAGCCGTAGAGCAGCCCGTTTTCGGGCGCCGGTACCGGGAAGGAGTAGCTGAACTCGCCCTTGATTACGTCCTCGTCGAACAGGGCCGAGTGGTACTCCAGCTGCACGCTGGCATTGCGCCCTAGCTGCACTGGCCGGCCAGCGCTGGTTAACTCAAGCATAAACGTCGGGGGCGTAGGCGGTGGGCGCGTAGGCGTAGTCGAAGTCGAGCAGCAGCCCGCGCAGGCCGGGCTCATCGCCGTAGGGCTGGAGCGTGCGCTTGGGCCAGTCGAGGGGCCGCAGCTGCTCGCCCACCTGCTGCCACAGCTCGCGGGCCAGTATCAGCTCCTGGGCCCACAGCAGCTCGGCCGGGCTGAGCCAGCCGGTGGCCAGCTTGAGCTTGCGGCCAGCCGAGAGGTCGCTGAGCTGGCTATCGGCTAAGGGAGCCTGGCTAATGGTCGGCACTCCTAGGCCCACCAGGTCCACGCTGGCCGCGCTGGCTTCCAGCGTCACGTCGAGGCGGCCCTGGCAGCGCAGCGTGTCGAGGCCCCCGAGCGAGTTGGTGAACTGCACGAAGCGGGTGCGGTCGGTGGCCACCACGTAGCGGTAGCTAGCCAGCTGGCTGACGACCCGACCACTGGCGGTTTCCACCTGCACGGTCTGGGTGGCGTAGCCGGCGCGCGTCAGCAGCGGGATGGCCAGCACGCGGCAGGCCCAGCCGCCGGCGGGCGTGGCCACGGCCTCGGCCTCGCTCACGCCAACGCCAACCGCTGGCAGGTAGCGGCGGCGCACCTGCAGCTGCTCGCCGGCCAGGCCTGGCTCGCACACGAAGAACAGCCAGTCGGGCTGCCCTACCACAACGGCCTTAGCCTGCCCACCGGCCAGGCCACCGGGGCCGGCTGGCTGCCAGCTCAGGAAGGGCGGGGCGCCGAAGGTGCCAGCCAGGCGCTCGGCAAAGTAGTCGAGCGCCTGCCACTCAGCCGGCAGCCCGCCGCGCAGGGCCGTGCGCAGCATGCTCACCCCTAGGGTGGGCACCGCGCCGGCCGCGGGGGCCAGCACGCTGGTGCGCACGTAGTAGTTGGTGAGTTGGCTCTGGCACACCTGCGTTAGCTGGCCGCTCGGTGCCCCTGCGGGTGGCACGAAGGCGCTGAGCAGTGGGCGCAGCAGCGTATCGAGGCGGAAGCTCACGGCTCCCAGGGCACTGGCTTGCTTACGCAGGCCGAGCACCAGGGCGAAGTCGCCCCGGCCCTGGGCGCTCTCGGCCCACAGCTCCACGTCCACTAGCGCGCCGGCCGGCAGGCCAGTGAGCGGAAAGTACAGGGGCTGGTTCACGAAGTCGAGGCCGGCCGGGGGGCCGCTGGGGGCGGGCGGCAACGGGGGGGCCACCACAGCCGGGGCGACGTAGGTAGTAATCTCCCGGGTGCAGCCGGCCAGGCCATCATCGCGCAGGCGCAACGTGTGCTGGCCACTGGCCACGTCATTAAACAGCGGGCTGGTTTGCTCAGCACCACCGTCCAGGCTGTAGTACGCCACGCCGTTGCTCGTGCCGGTGTAGCTCACCGTCAGGCGCACTTTGCCGGCCACGGTGGATTGCGCCACGTTGGCGGTGCCCAGGTCACAGGTCAGCGGCGGCGTCCAGCCGCACATGCCGCTATTGGCCTCATACGCCTCATTGACTACGTTACCGCCGCCGTACACCCAGCTGCGGCACCCCAGGTCGGCGTCGCACTCGAAGTAGAGCAGCGTGCCGGCATACGAGTTAACGTCGGCCGGCTTGGGGTCGAGGTAAGCGGCTGGCCGTGACTCGGTGCGGTCGTAGATGGTTTTCGAGTCGGTGTCGAAGAACAGACCCCTGCCGATGATGTTGGCCCCGCCCCCACCGTCGCCAATCTTTTCGTAGGTAACGCGAACTGGAACGAAGCTCATAGCCAGCGGGTAGCATCAAAGGTGAGCGGAAGGAAGTCGCCTAGCCCGAACTCGTAGCGCCAGCCGATTTCGCCGGCGACGCTCAGCGTGGCCACTGGCTCCAGCGGCCGGTCGGTCAGGTCGAAGGTGTGCTTGCGCAGCTTCTTATCGCGCCGCAGGTAGCTGAGCACGTCCAGGGCCAGCGCCTCGGCTTGTATCCAGGCGGCGTCCTGGGCGTCGTAGTCGTTGGTGGGGGCACTCAGGAGCACGACGAACGCGCCCTGGCGGGTGCCGAAGGGAGCGGTACCGTCCTTGTCGGTGAGCACCATGGTCGGCGTTTCGAGCCAGAGCAGCGGGTAGGTGAAGTCCGAGCGCGAGCCGGAAATAATGCGCCCGGCCGCGCCGTGCACGAAGCTGCCCTTCAGCTCCACGTGCTCACTCGCCAGCTGCTTGAAGTAGTCGATATAGGTCTTGAGCGTATTGGCCATACCCAAAGGTGCAGCCCGGCCCTAGGGCCGATTAGGACGCCAACGCGAAGTCGGAAAACAGCTCCTCGCGGCCGGCCGGCTCGTAGAGCATGCGGTAGTGGCCGTTGTCTTTCAGCACCTTATCCTTGTAGTCGCGGTAGCACTTGCGCAGCACCTCCAGGTCGGCTTCTGAGGGGTCAATCTCATAGAGCTTGCAAAACGAGCGCAGCGCGGCCCGCTCGTTGCCGGTGGCCGCTACCTGCGCCTTCACCCACATAATCATCTGCTGCTGAAACAGCTTCTCGAACATGGCCCCGATTTGGCGGGCCGACTCGGCCGAGAGCGTGTAGTGCTTCAGGGCCGTGGGCAGCGTCAGCTCGAACACCGCTCCTTCGGGACGCTCCGGGCGGCGCAGCTGGCGGAAGGGAAACTTCTCGATTTTCATTTGCACCACCCGCCCCATGAACGTGTTTTGGTGGACGGCGTAGGGCTGCTGGCCCCCAAATTCAAGCAGCAGAAACTGCCGCACGTAGGAACGGACGGGAATAGCGAAAACGGGTAGTTTGCTCACAAAAGATGCGCGTAAGGATATCCTCGATAAAGGTCCAGCTTTTTACAGCCTGTTTTTGGACTAAACCGGGGCTGACGGCACTTGCATTAAAGCCTTTATTTTTAGTACCGTATTGTTTGCGCAGCCCGCAAGCCTAGCAATTTCGCGCACGGAGTGCCCTTCAAGCAAATATTTAACGACTTTGGGGTACTTTTTCTTTAGTTTCTCTTCATCCAGTTTCGTGCCAGTCGGCCGGCCCTTCTGCTTACCCTCGGCATAGGCTTTTTCCTGACCCGACTTGATGCGGTGGCCCAGCCGCTCGGTTTCCATCTCGTCCACTTCCATGAGCACCGTCATGATGAGCCGGGCGATGGGGTTCGGCTTGCCGGTGTCGAGCAGGTAATCCAGCTGGATGTTGAGGGCAAATACCGATACGCCGAGGTCGGCCAGCTCCTCCACGACCTGGCGCGTTTCGCGGGCGCGGCGACCTAGGCGGCTTAGCTCCGTTACCAGCACCTTCTTGACTTGGCCGCTGCGGGCCAGGGCTAGCAGCTCATCGAGGTCGGGGCGCTTGGCCCGGGAGCGGCGCGAGCCACTAAGCTTCTCCGCGATGGTGGCCACCACCTGGTAGCCGGCGCGGTCGGCGTGGCGCTGGAGGTCGCGCAGCTGCCGGCCGAAGTCCTGGGCCTCGCTGCTCACGCGGGCAAAGAGGGCAACGGGAACGGGTTGGTGTGTCATATTAACCAGGTGGTTTTCGTGCGACGATTTGGCGACGAGAAAAACGGCACCAGCGGCACCGTTTTCGGGGTCGTTTTTCGGAATACTTTTTTTGAGACAGTTCAGCGTTTAAAGGAGGCGTACAGACCACGGAGAGTAGCCAGCGTATCGTCAAGGCTAAGGCAGGTAAAAATCAAAGCTTGGGGCTGAGCACCGTGAGCCCTGCAAAACAGGTTTGTCAACTGAACTATCTCGGCTTCGCTGTCGCCTTCAGAGCGGGCGGCATCAAACAGTCCTTGCAACTCCCAGCCGTCCTTAGGCCGCATCTCGGCTGGCATGGGCAGCTGGTTGGTAAATACCGTAAACTGTGGACCGGCCAGGTAGTAAGTGTTTCCCACCCGCGCGCACTGCGTCATCATAAAGGAGGGATTTTTCGGGTCGTACATCGTGACGTACTTGCCAGGCTGCAACTCGGTCAGCAGCTGGCGGGCGGTTTTCGTGTTGGGGTTGGGGGGTAGCATTGGCTAGCGGGTAAAATCAATGTACTGTTCGAGGTTGAGGCTGGCCCGTTGGATTTCGCCCCAAGCCAGGCCGGCCGGTGGGGCAACGTCCAGGATGCGCCGCAGCGCCGCTACCTCGTCGTAGCGCAGGGTGAGCTTCCAGGGCTTCTTGGGCCTAGGGCCGATGTGGTGCTGTTCGCGGTACTGACGACCGTGCAGCCGGCCGCGCACTTTATAGAGGGGGCCGAAGCTCAAGACCATCGTGCCTGAGGGGCGAGCCTCAGGCTCCAGCTGCTGGCACATCACAAACTCGATGGCGTTGGCTAGCTGGCCAGCCTCGCCCCAGTGCAGGTGGATGAGCTGGTCGAGGTGCGGCAGCCTCATTCAAACTTTACCCCGCAGTAGGGGCAGTAAGAGTGAAAAAAGGGCACTTTCCGCTTCTTGGCGTTACCCAGCGAACCATCTTTCTTCTTAGGCTGCACCGATACTTCGACTTCATCAAAGCTGGCAGCTACTAGCTTATTGCCCTGCTTGATGATGCCCATGTTAACTACGTGACCTTCGTTGCCAACTTCGACCTTATGAGCACAGCTCTCTTTGAGGAAGATGACAGCAGCAGCTTCGATTTCTTTGCGGCAGTTACACATAATCAGGTTCTTCAGAAATGATTGGAGGATTGGTAAGCACTACTTTGGGCGAGTGGAAGCCAGCCCATTCGAGAATCTTGTACTCGCGGCCACTGGTGCGCTCGCAGAGGCGGTAGTAGGCCAGCTGGTCGCCTAGGCGGTTGCGCAGCACCTTCAGAAATTCGAGGCCGGTGGCGTCGTTGGTCCACGAGTAGAAGGTGCACTGGCGCTGTTTGCCATCGGCCCGGCGCGAGTAGCGGGCGCGTTCGTTGAACACCACCCACAGCCAGTACTGGGCGTTCTTGCTTTGCTGGCTGGGCTCGGCACCCGCTGCCGGCAGCGGCTTCGTGGGCGGGGTCTTGGTGAGCCAGTCGTTCACGTCCTTGAAGCCGCGGTACAGCTCGTTATGGGCCTGCACCTTGGCCCGGGTGAGCACCTGGCGCATGAGGTGCAGGGCGCGTAGGCCAGCCTGGTCATTATCGAGGTAGCTATGGACTACCTGAGCTTCCTGCAGCGTGGGTAGGGCCTCGGCCAGCAGGTTTACCGAGTTGAGCACCAGCACCGTTTCATCGAAATAGGTCAGGTTGTAATGCGTCAGGGCCGAGAGGTAATCGAGAAAGCCTTCGAATACACGCACCTCGTCGCGCTTCTGGCCCGGCAGCCAGGTGAGGCCCTTGCCGCCGATAACGCCCTGGAAGCGCTCGCTGCGCACCTCCCAGCCGGCAGACGTTTTCCAGCCGAGGCCGAAGTAGGGCTGCATCCGGGTGCTGCCGGCAGTGCGGTAGAAAATCTGCTGCAAGTGGGCCTGGGTGCGGTTGCTGCGCTGCACCAGGCTCCAGTTGATGCCACGCTTAGCCAGGTACTCCAGCAGCGGCTTCCAGGTCAGCGGCTCGGTGCGTACATCGGTGAAGCTGGTCTTGCCGCTGCGGTAGGTATCGCCCCGAGCGGCTGAGGGCAGGGCCAGCTCGGTCGGTGTGGCCAGGTCAGCGGCCCAGCTGCGGAGCGTGAGCCGGGCCAGGGGCAGGTCGAAGCCAGTGAGGCGCATCACCAGGTCGAGCACGTCACCACCGGCGACCTTTTTGCCGGGGGCCGGGGCTTCGCCAAAGTCAGCCCAGACGTTTTTCGGCTCGCTTACCACGAAGGAAGCGGTTTTCTCTTCGCGCAGGGGCGAGAGGTAGTAGAAGTTGCCGCCAGCGGCTGAGCCGACGGGCGCGTGACCCAGCTTAGCCAGCAGCGCCAGCAGCGGCACCGCCTTGTCGGCCTTGTGGGCAGCCTGGGGGGAGAGGGAAGTACGGGGGGCCATCAGGCGGTTTTTTTGAAATTTTGGGAAAAAGCGACCCCTACCCACGGCCCTAGGGGCGGTGGGGGGATGCCGGCGGCGGCCGGCGCGGCCCGAACCTTCCTTTTTTTTTTCAGCTAGCCCAGGTTATCAACACCAGTAGCTGTGGGAAAACAAGCGTCGAAACAACCGTTCCTATGCTTCATAACCTTTATGATAGAACCTATCCTATAAAGGCCGGCAAAATGCCCGACATGAGTTTTTTAAGAAGGTCGGGGGGGAGTTTTCAACATTTTTGCGGGGCTGGGGGCCGCGGCGAGCAGGCTGGCCAGGCCTTCGGCTGGGGTCACGGTGGGCTGGGGCACGACGGGGCCGGCCAGCATCAGTTGGGCCTCAGCGGCGGAGGCGTCGAACACGATGAGCAGCGGATTGAGCAGCAGCTGCAGCCCGCCCTTGATTTGCTGCTTGCCGCGCAGAAACCCGTACTCGATAAGCGCCTGCACGTGCCGGTAAGCAGTCTTAGGGTCGCGGTTCCAGCCACGCTTGGAGAGGGCGGCGCGGGTGGTTTTGATGGCCAAGGCGCCCTTGGTGATGCCGCGCCGGTAGTCGGCAATGAAGATGCTGACTATCTCCTTGAGCGTTTGCACGAGGTTACCCCGCAGCTGGGGCAGCTTAATCGTTTTCTGGCCGGCCAGGTACTGGTCGAGGTGGGCCGGGCGGGGCGGCGGGACCACGCGCTTCGGCTCGCGCAGCAGGCGCATCAGCTGGGCCCACGTCTTATCGTAATTGATGCGGAGCTTGGTGGGATTAAAGGCAGGACGATACATAACTGTCAGTAAATGAATTAAAGAATAAATAGCCCAGGTAAGCACCTGGAAACGAGTTCCCCGGCCGGCCGCGAAGCCAGCTACCTGCGCCAGTTTCTCCACCCACCCGGCGCGGGCACCCTCCTAGGGGCAGGGATGTAATCAGCTTGCCATGAGTTGAGACTCGGATTGAGACTCGGGCAGATAATCAGCTCGCGGGGACGGGCCAGGGGCGGTGCGGTCTAGCTCCGAGAGCAGCAGCCAGCGCAGCGTGAGCAGGTGGCGTTGCACTACCTGGTCGCCTTTGTGGTGCTTGCTCTGGGCGGTAAGCCAGGCGCGCACGGCCTCGGGCGACGAGAAGTAGCTGGGCCAGGCAGGTTGCTCAGGCATGCGCCGCGCTCCTTTCCGGCCGCAGCAGCCTGCCGATGGCCCGCAGCAGCTTGTAGACGGCCAGGAGCAGCAGAAACAGCACCACGAAGCACAGCGGGGCTACGAAGGGCGTGAGCCAGAGCAGCCAGGTGGCCACGTCCACGCGGCCGAGGCGCAGGGCCACCGGTACCAGCATGAGCAGCGCGTAGGCCAGCCAGGCGGCATAAACAGTAGATTTGGCAACGGGGTCAATCATTAAAATGAGTAGTGTGGGTGGGAAAAGGAAAGGCTAGGCTGCGATGCAGCCTAGCCATCAGGCTCAGCCAGTAGCTGCCGAATAGCGAGTATTTGCGCCGGGCGTTCGTAGGCTTCCTTACCGAAAGCCTCCAGCGGTCCCTCCTCCAGCTCGGCTAGTCGCTTGCGCAGGTAGGGCGACGGGAAGTAACCTGACCCAAAGTGCTGCACCCAAGCTTCCACCTTGGCCGGGGCCGGGGGGTCGGCCGGGCGGCTGCACACCACTTCCGCGCCCCCTACCTGCACGGCTGGGGGCTGGGTGAAAATCACTTGCTTCAGGAAGCTGCGCACGTGGGCTTCTACCAAGGGCAGGTACCAGGTGCCGTGGTGATGGCGCTCATACTGCCGCACTAGCCGCTCGTGGCGTAGGGCAGGGTCCAGAGCACGGCGCAGCTGGTCAGCCGGAAACGTCGGCCGGTGCTTGCTGCGAAAGCCGGCCTCCGCTACTTGGTCGAAATCAAGCTGATAAAACTCCATTTTCGAGCTGCTGGGGTTAATGAGGGGCTCAGGCACCGGGTACCTCCTCCCACATCATGAAGTCACTGCCGATATCGCTCACCTCGCCAGTGCGCACGAAGCCTTCCGCTTCGTAGAGTTTGACGGCGCCGTAATTAGCAGCCATCACGTGCAGGTACAGCTGCTTGCCGCACTGCCTGCACCAGGCTTTAGCAGCCCATACCAGCTCGGTGGCGATGCCGAGGCGGCGCAAGTCGGGATGCACGTAGAGGTTGCCCAGCACCGGCGTATCGGTGTCGATGTATTCAATCGTCGCCGTGCCGACGAGCATAAATGGGTATTGCACTGCCGTCATTTCCAGCCAGTTTCGGCCGTCAACGTGGCAGGGCATCGTGATAACCTTGGCGGAAGTCACCCTAGGCATGCGTGCCTCCTTCCTGCGATTGCTCCAGCTGCTCGGCATTGAGCAGTACTTCGCGCAGCACCAGGTGGCCACCGGTGCGGTCTTGATATTGGCACCAGTAGAAGCCATCGACCTCTTCCTCCACGCGCACAACTATCACGATGGCATCCTTCAGGCGACCACGCAGCACCTTGGCTGGCTTATTAAGTTGCAGAGGCTCAGGCACCCTTTTGCCCTCCTTCCTGCAGCAACTGCGTCCACGCGGCCTGCGCCTCAGCCAGGCGCCGGGCAAACCAATAGGCCGTGCGAGGCCGGTCAAACCAGAGGCTGAATTCGACCCCGGCCTCCCACTTCTGCCCGTGGAGCTGGCCGGCGTCGTACTCCTCCTCGTAGATAATTTCCGCACCGTAGGGGTCTACTGAGTTGCCCTCGTCGTCGTAGTTCAGGTTCTCAACGAACGTGCGAAACAGCGGGGCTTCCTGCAGCGGGAAGCGCAGTTCCAACTCAATTTTCTTCTCAGCCATTGTGCTGCCCTCCTTTCTCTAGCTGGGCCAGGGCCCGCTCGATGCCGCGCTTGCGCGAGAGCAAATCATCGTGGCGGGCCAGCAGGCCCTGGTGGGTGCCGGCGTCGAGGCGGCGGGCCCCGAGCGTGTGCAGGTCGAGCAGCTCGCCAATGGGCGTCAGCTCCTCCTGCAGCTGCTGAAGCTCCAGGCGCAGCGAGGCGGGCCGGCCGGCAGCCGGGCGCGGCGGCAGCTCGCTCAGGGGCAGCAGCACCACCTGCTGCCCTAGGCGGTCGAGGCCTAGGGCCAGGTCGGCCAGTTTTACATTGCTGGTCGAGGTGTAGATGCGTAGCGTGTACATGGCTACGCGGCGGCTAGCTGCGTGGATGAATCTTCCTGCAGCGCGCCTTCTTTCTCGGCCAGCTGCTCGGCTACCAATTCTTCCAAACGGACCGTAAAGGCATCCCGAAGGGTCAGCAAGTTGCTTAACTCGTTGAGCGTGGACGAATCGCGGCGGGCTGCCGGCTCTTGGCTCAGGAAGGCAATGGTACCATCTAGCTCCTGATTGAACAGGCGCAGGGCAGTGGTCAACTGAGAAGGATTGAGCTGCATGAGCTGGTCGAGGGTGAACGTGCGAAATGACATGGGTGTGAGAAGGGGGTAACTGGTGATTGAAAAGGGACTTAGGCAACTTTCAGGGCCGCTTCGGACGGCACCGGGGTAGGCTTGCGGGTGGGCCGCTTCGGGGCGGCCTGCTTCGTGGGTGCGGGCTGCTGGCCGGCCACGGCGGGCGTGAGCACCCCCACTTTTTGGCCGAAGGCCTCCACGTCGCTGCGCTTGAAGCGCAGTGTATCGCCGTAGGTGGAGGCCGGCAGGTAGATTTTGCGTCCGTCCAGCCCGAACTGGCCCTCGCTGACCCACTTGCGCACGGTGCGGCGGTCGAAGCGGGTGTAGGCCGCTACCTCGTCGAGCGTCATCAGCTCCGAGTCGACCACAACGGGGGCCGCCTGGCAGGCCAGCAGCTTATCTATCTTGGCCGAGAGGTCGAGAATATCCTGACGAGAGGGAAAGTCGAGCAGCATAACTAGGCGGCAGGTTGGGCGTGGGTAGGCAGCAGCGTGCCGGCGTTGAGCGCCGCCTGGCGGGCTTCGCGGTAGAACACGTTGCTGAGCAGTAGAAAGCGGGCTTCGCGCAGGCGGGTCACTTCCGCCTTGTGCACGAGGCCCCGGTAGTCCTTGACTTCCACGCCCCGGCCGGTATAGGCCAGCAGCTGGAAGATGCCGGCCGGCTGGGCGTAGGCGTAGCTCACCTGATAGAGCATGTCGTCGCCGGCGCGCCAGGTAGCTTCGAGGGCATGGGGCTCATGCCCGCCCTGCTCGAGCACGGTGAAGCCCATCTTGCGCAGCCACTGAGCCAGGGGCACGGTGAAGTTGCGGGTAGGCGATGCGGGCGAGGGCAGGGCGGGCGTGAGCATAAGCTAGGCTAAGGGCGAGCGAGCCCGGCTTGATACTTAGTGAAATAGTGCTGTGCTTGGTCATCACCAAAGCCATCAAAATCCTCATCGCACTGAGCCTGCTCAGCGTAAGAATGGGTTGCCTCCATTCTCACAGCACCTGCCCGCGTTTCCAGCGCAATTTTGTAGGGCTCCTCAGCGTCTTGCGGCTGGTCTGAATGGCTACGGGTTACTAGCAGTTGGCCAGTATCGTAAGTAAAAAGCTTGGCGAAGTGCATGATTTTAGGCGGCTTTTTTGAAAGGCTTAGTAATCGGCGGGGTCAAACCCTATCCAGGCATCCTGCTCGTCGTCGCGGTAGCTGAAGCCGCACGCCGCCATCATGCCAGCGTCGAGCTGGCCCACCTCCTTGGCGTGCAGGTAAGCTTCCGTTGCCACGTCCTGAAGGGTCGTGCCTTCCGTAACGGGCAGGGCAACTACTACTTCCTGCTTGGGAGCACCCTTGGGCAGGTAGCTAATGCGAATTGTGTCGCATGTCTGGCCTTCTTGGAGGCCATAAGGGTTGAGGGTCTGGACTTCCATAAGGCAGGCTAAGCGGCTTTTTGAAGCAGGCGGTACTCGTAGCGGCAGTCGGTCAGGTCGATTTCCTGAATGCCCTGGGGCAGCTCATCCACCAGCCAGGTTTCGTGCGCGGTGTGACCATCTTCAGCAGCCGAGCGCATAGCGAGCGGCATCGAGCCGTTCACGTACACGGTCAGGTGGCCGTATTGGCGCACGTAGCCCAGGATGGGGGTGACGAGGGCGGCGCCCGGCGCCAGGGTAGAGATGCGCACCCGCTTGCCGGTGCGGGCGTCACGGAGCGAGATGGGAGGAAGCGGCAAGCGGCTGACTTCCAAAGGGCAGTCGGTAGCGACGTGCATGGGTGTGAGAAGCAAAAGGTGAATTGGGTAAGCGAAAGGATAGATTTTATAAGCCCAGCGACATGGCAGGGCTAGCCTTGGCAGCGGTGGCTGCCGGCAGTACTTCTTCCGGAATAGAGAATTGGGGGAGGCACTCGCGCACCAAGTCGATGAGCCAGGCCAGATTGGGGCTGCGACCAACCCGCACGGCCGTAAGCTGCGCGGAAGTGGCTACGTGACCGCTGCGAATCATAAAATCGATGGCGCGGGTAGCCCCCTGTAAGTCCTCGCACACGAGCGACATCAGATAGTAGTACTTCTGGCGGTCAGTGGTGAGGGGGGCAAGCATAACGTGTTTGACACGATTTGCTTCACCCTTGCTTTATTGCGGGTGCTTTGTCATGTCATGACACAAACATACGCACTTGCTTTTGATAAGGTGCATGTTTTCAAAAGCAAATCTTCATCTATAGCTTTTTATAAAGTGCAAACCACTGTTGGTCAGCGCATAAAATTTCTGTTGGAGCACTATGCTATAAGTGCTCGAAATTTCAGCAAGCAGCTTGGTGTAGCCGAAAACAATACTCAGAACTATATAAGAGAAAATAAGCCAGCTATTCCCAACGCTGACTATCTAGAGCGAATAATGCTTCATTTTAAAAGCATTAATCCCTCTTGGCTCCTCACCGGCCAAGGCACCCCATTCTTACCTGACTCCCCACCCACGAGCGAACAAACTATACATGTCCAAAAAAATTTTCGCAGCCCAATAGTTGGGGCTAATCACGGTACGGCAAACCAGCAGCAGCATGTGCAGGGGGGTGAGGAAGGCGCGGAGCTGCAACTAGCCAAGCAAGAAATAGAGAGTTTACGCCAGCAGTTAGAGCTACATAAGGCCCTGCTGGCTTCCAAAGAAGAAACCATAAACCTGCTGCGCGGCAGCTATAACAGACCTAACTAATTATGCCACTTTGCCCAAACTGCGGAGCTGACCTCAAACAAGCATTTATAGGGGGAAACCAGCCTTTTAATGATAAAGCAGTCGCATTTATTCATCAATTCACTAATTCCATTTCATCAGGCTACTGCCAAAAATGCGGAATGCCTTTGCTGGAAACGGCTAAAAAATCAGCATTAGCGCAGCAGAATCAAAATAAAACTACAGTAAACGAAAACATTCATTTTGTGCCCTTAATGTCCATTCCTGCTCCGCCAGAATGGAAATTCAAACCCCTTGGACTGGTAACTGGCCAGTCAGTGACTGGCACTGGTGTATTCAGTGAATTTGCTAGCGACTGGACTGACTTCTTTGGCGCTCAATCGAAAACATATAATAGAAAAATAGCTGGTGGTGAGCAGATATGTCAGACACAACTCCGGCTAAAATGCATGGAACTAGGCGGAAACGCCATACTAGGCGTCGATATCGACTATGCCGAAGTAGGTGGTGGCAAGGGAATGCTCATGGTTTGCATGACTGGCACCGCAGTTCTACTAGAAAATACTGAAGTGCTGAGTGAAAGCGCTCTTGAAGCCATGAATAAGGTCACTGAAACTGCTAAAAACAACTTAGCGGTTCGCCGATACGCCTCGCTAATTGATGGCGTGATTCCAAGAGACTATTTAAAATCTATACCCGCATAAACACTTTCCAACCCATATGAAAAACAGAACTACCGCAGCACTCCTAGCCTTTTTCCTCGGTGGCATTGGTGGCCAATATTTTTACTTAGGGCGCACATTGGCCGGAATACTATGCCTAGTTTTCTTCTGGACATTTATCCCCTGCATTATTGCTCTGTATCACACCATTAAATTCCTCACGATGACGGATGAGGTATTTAATCTAGAGTATAACCAAGGGCAACCCTCGGCTTACATAGGCAGCGCCGCCGACGAATTGACCAAGCTGCATCACTTGAAAGAAATTGGGGCCATCAATGAGCAGGAATACGAGGCTCGCAAAAGCCGGCTGCTAGCCTAGGATGCAGTTGCTGCTAATATTTCTTGCGGCTGCTGCCCTAGGGCAGCAGCCCGCGCCCCGCACCAGCCATCACCGGCCGGCCACCCACGCCGCCCCAGCCCCCAAGGAGCAGGCCTACTACTGTGCCAGCGGCAACGTCGTGAAATACCACAGCTCGGCTACCTGCCGGGGCCTCAACCGCTGCTCGGCCCGCGTGGAGCCCCTGGCCCTGAGCGACGCGCAGAGCCGCATGGAGCCGTGCAAGCTTTGTCATTAAGCCTTTCTTTCCTTCCCCACCCCTGTTATGATTTTTTTGCAAGACAGAGCCCAACCCATAGATGATTTTCTCGCTCGTCAACTAGGCGCAGCTCAGCGGGAAATAGCGAATATACCAGCCGCCCAAATAGGCGGCAATATTCCGATTTTAATTGAGCAATACGTGAAAATGTTCACGCTCAAACCCGTTGTATTGGAGAAGGCTGTAGCCAAAATTGACCCAGCAAAATCATCAATAGTAGAGGTTTCTTGGAAAATATCGGGCAATACTTCAGTGATTGGCTTAGCGGATTCAGATGGCAAGTCAATCGACATAAAAAAGCACTCGCAGACGCAGATTAAGGAGCCGCTTACTTATCCGTCTCCCATTGCTGGGAACGACCAGTTACAACGAGAAATAAAAGACAGAATTGCCAGCGTTACAGCTGCCTTAACTGCCCATATCACTAAACTCAACGCCGTAATAAAGGAAATCAACGGCGAACTGCGGGGTGAAATACCCAAGTTCGTCGAGGAGCGCGTGAAGTTTATTAATAGAAACAGGGCTGCCGAAGATTTTCTAAACAGCTAGCTTCCTCTAACCACCACTTATTTTCTCACCCCCAGATGACCGACGCGGAATTTCAGGCGCGCAGCCGCAAAGAATACCTTGATTTAAAGGAAATGCTGCAGCTAGTGCTAGATAACCAAGTGAAACTTGGCAATAAGATTAATTCTTTGCAGACAGAAGTCGCCACGTTACTGCACCGACAGCAGATAATTGGCAACGACCAAGATAAGATGATGCACAAACTCAATAGTTTGTGATTTCGCTTATCTCAACCTGCAAGGGTTCTTTTTCCCGCGAAAATTTTGAGGATGGAATGAATACGACCTGCAGGCCAAGCTGCTCGGCCTGGTTTACCTGCTCAACTAATTGAGCCAATACTTCGCGGACGCGGTTGGCTGCCTCTTGCTTTGCACTCATGAGGTGGAGGGGGTGTGAACGACTAGCGACAAAACTATGAAAATTACCCGCCAGCTGCGCCTCGACGCCCTGGCCGCCGACGGCACGGCCCCCATCCAGCTCACCATCACCTGGGAGGGCAACCGCCTACGCCTTGGCACCGGCGCCGTGGTGAAGCCGGAGCACTGGGACGATGAGCAGCACGAGGTACGCGCCGTGCGCGGTACGCCCCACGCCGGCATTAACCCACGCCTAAACCGCGCGAGCGAGGCCGCCCAGCACGCGCTAGAAGTGGCCCACCGCGAGGGCCGCAAGCTGCCGAAGGACGAGTTGAAAGTAGCCGTGGACGCGGCCCTGGCGCTGACCCCGGTGGCCGAGGTCGCGGCGGCCGCCGCGCCGGCGGTCACGGCGGATTTCGAGACGCTCCAGCGCCAGTGGATTAAAGAGCAGCGCGACCAGCCGCGTAGCCACTCGGGCAAGCCCCTCGCCAAAACCACCATGGCTGGCATGGAAGCGACGCTGCAACGGTTCCTGCAGTACCAAGAAGCGCGGGGCGTGACGCTGAGCGTCGAGCGCCTGGACCTGGCCTTTTACCAGGACTTTCGCACCTACCTGCTCGAAGAGCTAGGCCAGCGGCTTAATACCTTCGGCAAGCACATCAGGCGCCTCAAGACCTTCCTCTCGTGGGTCGAGGGCGAGCTGGATATGCCGGTGCACCGGCACTACCGCAAATTCAAGGCCCCCAACAAGCGAGGCCGAGTGGATGCGCTCACCGAACAGGAGCTGTACCAGGTGGCAGGCATCGACTTCAACGACCCGGCCACGCGGGCCCAGCTGGTCGAGCTGCGCACGGAGCTAGGCCGCGCCACCGGCAAGCACCAGGGCGAGCACCTGGACGAGGCTTGGATAGCCCACGTGGAGCTAGCCCGCGACAAGTTTTTGCAGTGCTGCTACATGGGCCTGCGCATCAGCGATGCTAACCGCGCCGCCTGGCAGCACGTGCGCGGCAACCTGGTGGTGCTCGACAACACGGCCAAGAACGAGGCCACGGTGTACATCCCCTTCTTCGACGACGACCACTTTAAGCCCGTCGCCCTAGCTGAACGCTATGAGCACCGCTCCCCCTTCGACCTGCTCGTGCCTGAGTGCTACCGCACGAATGAGTTTTTGCGCGTGGTGCAGCGCCTGGCCGGCATCACCAGCCTGAAGCTGACCACCAAAATCGGCCGCAAAACGTTCGTCACGCGCAAGCTCTACCAGGGCGTGCCGGCGCGCATTATTATGCAGGCGACCGGACACCAGACCGAGGAAGCATTCAACCACTACGTGGGGGTGGATGAACTAAAACTGGTCGAAGAATTCATGCGCAAATCCACCCGGCGCCGGGCGGCCTAG